TTACACCGTGGATGTCGTCGGTTCGATCCCGGCAGGGCCCACACCATCACCCTCGCCGAACAGGTGAGCAACGCTCACGCCAAGCACGGACGCTGCCGTGACGATCTCGGCGGAGTACCACGGGCGGTCGCCTCGCAGCTTCTTGGAGAGCGCGGTCTGCTGCACTCCAAGAACGCGCCCCATCTCTGTCTGCGTGATCTTCTGATCCCACATCAGGTGGAAGACTCGACGCCCGATCTGCGCGTCCATGTCCTGACGCTCCGGCTTGGCTGAAACGGCTGTGCTCATATCTCGAACATAGCGAACAAAACGAACACATCGCAAGTGTTTCGTTCGGATTGTTCGCTTTAGTCCGCTCCGTCGTGCTACGGTTCCGGCTATGACGGAACGGACTGAGACGCCCACATCGGGGTGGGTGACACCCGCCATCGCCGCGAAAGCCCTCGGAATCAGCACGACGCACCTCGCGCGCCTCGCTGACAAGGGCGTCATCAAAGCGATCCAGCCCGGTGGTGAAGGTGGCCACCGGCGCTACTCGGAAGCGTCGATTGAGGCGCGGCTCGCCGGTGCTCCTTGGGATGCAGCGTGAGCGGCGATGAGCACGCATCGAACGTTCCCGGTCGAGTCGCGGACGCCGCACATCTCGCCCGCGAGCTTCCTGTTCATGCGCTCGGAGATCGAGCGGTTGAAGCGGGAGCTGGCGTCGGCGGAACGCGAGCTGTTCGCGGTCAGGGCCGACCGCGATCACTGGTACATGAAAGCGAACTACACGCCCGAGCAGATCGCGGAGTTCTATCACCGCGCGAGTCAGGGCCTCGACGAGAACGGAGCATGGCTATGGCCGGACAGCGTGAGAACGACCAGGTGAACGCGCGCCCCTCGCACCGCACGGTGTCGCTGTGGAGTGACATCACCGCGTGCCTGGAGAACATCCGCATGGCGGAGTTCTACCTCGGCTATCTGCCCGAGAAGCCCAACACCGACGGCATCGATCACGAGGCCATTCAGGTCCAGCTCCAGGACGCCCGCCGCCTCCTCGGCTCGATCGCGCTCGACCTGACGGAAGGCAGCGACGATGCATGACTTCATCGAACCGATGATCGCGATCCCGCTCGCCGCGGTCCTGTGCGCCGCATGGTGGCTCGTCGAGCGGTGCGCCGGTCCTCGTGCCACCAAACACGAGAACAGGGGTCACTCATGAAGCTGCTGTGCACGCTAGGCATCCACGCCTACCCGCGATTCGTCAACGCCCACACTCAGGCTCCCGCGCCGGTTCGATGCGAGCGGTGCGGCAAGGCCTACGGGAATCACGAGATTGAGAGACAGTCATGAGCATTACCCTGCTCGACGGCAGTACCACGGACGAGGAGATCGTCACGCGGTTCGTGAACAGCGACGGGGCGTTGCAGGTCGTGACGGACGGACCGGAAGCATCGCCGCCGTGCTCACGATGATCGCTGACGGGTGCCCGTCCTGCGAGAAGCTGAGAGTCGTCAAGCAGGGCGCGAGCCTGTACGTCATGGGAACCGAGAGCATCCGTCAGGCGGCAGAGGCGCTGCCGCCTGACGTGACCGGATGGGAGTCGTCGCACTCGGGCTGGTACAGCCGACGTCAGGGCCGATTGCGGGCGTGCTCGCCTGAGATATTCACACCGAAGGATGCGCGACCGGGAGTGTGCTTCACGGCCGTCCGCCGCGCCGCAGATGTCGAGATTGGTGGTCAGTCGTGACCTTCACGTGCTGGATCGGCGTGCATCAGTGGCGGTTCGATCACTACAGCGAGTTCATCGCGAGCCGGTTCGTGCTGATCGAGCGTGTCTCGTGCGCACGGTGCGGGCTACTCCGATCGAAGGCTGTGGTCTGAGTCGTGCCCAGCTTCGTCAATCCCGATACCGAGAAGTTCGACGCCACGCTCCTGACGGACTACGTGGCGTTCGAGCCGACGACCCTCGGGCGTGGTGTCGACGGCGACATTTACGAGTACCGCGAGGGCGTGTACGTGCGTGACGAGAACGCGGTCACCAAGCGCGTGGCGAAGGCGCTCGGCGCGAAGTTCTCCACGACCGTGCTCGGCCAGGTCAACGCGCACCTCCTGAACGTGGAGCTCCCCGTCGTCGGCCTTCCCGACCTCCCGTCAGGGTGCCTCCCGTACATCGTGCTGGAGAACGGCATCTACTGGTGGCGGGACGCGAAGCTCGAAGCGCACTCGCCCGCGCTCGGCGCCATGACCAAGCTCCCGATCACGTTCGACGAGATCGCGATCCCGTACTCGTTCCTCGAGTGGCTCACGCAGGTGCTCGGCGACGAGCCCGAGATGCACCGCCACATGTGGGAGGTCATCGGCTACCTGCTCATGACCGGCAACCCTCTGCAGAAGATCTTCCTGCTCTACGGCGAGGGTGGCAACGGCAAGGGCACGATGCTCCGCGTTATCCGCTCCCTGCTCGGCCGCGCGAACTACTCCAGCATCTCGATGCATCAGCTCGTCGATGACCGGTTCGCGACATCCGGCCTGTACGGCAAGACCGCGAACATCTCGGGCGACCTCTCCAGCCGCTTCCTGTCCGACCCTCAGATCCTCAAGGAGATCACCGGCGGCGACTCGATCAACGCCTCCCGCAAGTTCGGGCACTCGTTCGAGTTCGTGCCCTACGCGGTCCCGATCTTCGCGTCCAACGAGTTCTTCCGTACCTCGGACAACTCGATCGGATGGCGGCGACGGTGGGAGGTCATCGACTTCGTGCAGAAGGTCGACGGTGCCGGCCCCTTCGATGAGCAGCTCCTGTTCGACGACGCCCCCGGCATCTTCAACTACGCGATGGAGGGTCTACGCCGCCTCATGGAGCGCGGCAAGTTCGCACCGCCCACCGCTGCCCGCGAGGCGACGACGCGACTCCACGACGCCGCCGACCCGCTCATGCTGTGGCTCGACGAGGACGACGCCGTGAACCAGGGCCCGGACGAGTCCAGCCCCTCGGCGGACGTGTACAAGCGGTACGCCGGATGGTGCCGGCGCAACGGGTACACGCCCCTCGCGTCCGGGCCTCTCGGCCAGCGCCTCAAGCAACTCGGCATCACCCGCACCCGCCCCCGCGAGGGAGCCTCCCGTGTCGTCCGCTACCAGGGCATCAGCGTCATGCTCCTGCCCCACGAGGACTGACCGTGATGTGGTCAGGGCACCGTGGCCACGCGGTCGCGAAGGCGGGCCGTCCCGCTCCCCGCGCCCCACATCAGAACGACCTTCGGCCGATACCTGTCGGTGGTCAACCCAGTGGACAGGGCGCGGTCAGGCCTGTGGTCAAGGCGCGATCCCAGTGGGGGAGCGGGTTGGTCAAGGCGGTCAACCCTCTCTCTCAACCTTTACGCACAAGAGAGAGAAGAGGGAGAGAGTGCGGAACTGCCCTGACCACCGTGACCACCATGACCGGAGGCGACCATGACCGAGAAGCACCGCGACCCGGAGTACCGAGCGAACGCACGCATCGTCCGGCAACAGGTGCTCCGTGCATGGAGGCGTGGCGACGACGTGCGGTGCTGGCGATGCCAACGCATCCTGCCGCCCGGGTCGCCCTTCGACGTGGGCCACATCCGGCAGCACGGCGGGCACGCGCGATCGAACCTCGCACCCGAGCACAGGTACAAGGGCATCGGGTGTCAGGGCAACCGGGCGCACGGTGGTCGCTCCGCTCATCGACCGCGACCGCCGAAGGATGCCGGACCTCGTCCGTCGCCGGGGTCGCTTCCGTGGTGATCGCGACCGTCTTTTTTGGCGGATCGCTCGTACCCCCGCCTTCGGCTCTACAGGCAACCCTCCCCCTGAATTCCTCTCTGATCTGGAGAATCTCATGACCGTTTCCCCCTCGCTCGCCGACCTGCACGACGAGGCGAACTGGCTCGAATGGCGCTCGCGCGTCGACCTGCTCCCGGCGCTGCGCGTGACGGAGATGGTCACCACGGAGCAGACGCGCGCCGAGTGGCTGGAGGGGGCGCGGCTTCTCCGCCTCGATCGTCTCGTGCGGGCAGGTGATGGGGGGAGCGGCCCCACTCCGATCCAACTCGCCGTCGCCGACATCATCCACGCCGGGGCGTTCCTGAACGGGGTGATGGAGCCGCGGCGAACCACCAAGACCACCTCCATCGCGTGCGAGCTCATGGGGCGGTGCGCGCTTCGCGAGGACTACAACTCCGCGTTCACCATGCTCACCACCGGCGCGAAGGCCGGCGAGTGGTTCCGCAAGAACATCGTGTCGCCGCTGCGCCGCGTCTACCCGGATGCCAAGCGCGCGCCGATGACCATCAACGTCGGCAAGGGCACCGAGCACATCGCGTTCACGAACGGCTCCTGGTTCAACGTGTACTCCCCGAACGGTGAGGGCTTCCGCTCGGGCGGCTTCGATGCGGTGCTCGCGGACGAGGGTGGCGAGGCGACCCCGGAGCTCTCCGAGGACATCACGCTCGCGGTGCTCCCGACGATGGACACCAAGCCCGGCGCGCAGTTTATCGTCGCCGGGACCGGCGCCCGCTACCGCACCGGGAACATCCTGTGGGAGACGCTGAGTGACCCGACCGCCGCGAGCATCTGGCACGGCATCCCCGAGACCACCGACCCTGCCGAGCTGGAGTCGTGGGAGCCGACCGAGGAGAACCCGCAGGGGCGGATGCGGGAGCTGATCGAGCGGTCGCACCCCGGCGTCGGCTACACCACGCCCGTCTCGGCGGTCGAGCGGAACTACAACAAGTTCCCCCGCGAGAAGTTCCTGATGGAGTACGGCGGCATGTTCGGCCTGGAGGGCGTCACCGACACCGTGATCCCGCCCGCATGGTGGGAGCGGGGCGCACTCGACCAGGCGTTCCCGCCGCCTCCCGCCCGGTTCTCCGCGTTCCTCAAGGTGCACCACAACGGCACCTCCGCTGCGCTCGCGGTCGCATGGGAGCTGGAGGAGCCGCGCGACCTCGTGACCGATGCACTCGCCCTCGACGGCGTGGCGGATGCGCGCCCGAAGCGCCGCGCGATCGGCGTCTGGCATCACCAGAAGGGCACGGAGCGAATGGACCGCGAGGTGCTGCTGAGGGCTCGCCGGCACAACATCCCCATCGTGTACGACGACCACGGGCATACCGCCGTCGTCGCGAAGAAGCTGGAGCGCACCGGTGTCAAGCTCATCGGCACCAAGCCGCGCGACATCCCGCTGTCCGCCGTCACCCTCATGCAGGGACTCGAGGACGGCACGGTGGTGCACTACCGCCAGGCCGAGCTGGACAAGGCCGTCGCCATCGCTGTCCGGCAGTCTTTCGGGCAGTACGGGTCATGGCGCTTCGGTGCCCCGAAGTCTGACCCCGACGCCGACACCGTGTGCCTGGAGGCAGCGGCGGGCGCGCTGCTGTTCCTCGCCGAGGCTCCCACCGTCATCAAGCCCGCCGATGCATTCCACTTCTGAGGAGACCACGATGAGCCGACCGCGCATGATCCGCCGCCAGAAGTCCCCGCTGGGCGTCACCGTGACGTGCGCCGGGTGCCCGTGGTGGAAGGCGTTCACGCTGACGATGGGAGAGGCGCACACCAGCGCCGGGAGCCACGAGGCGCGGGTGCACCCGGGGGACTACCGGGCTCGCAATGCCGCCGCGATGTACGCGGCGCGACACGCCGGGCGTGCCACGAATGTGTAAGGTCGCATCCACGCTCTGAGGCGTGGGAATCCTTCGCAATCTGTTCTTCGGCCCGGCGGCCAACCTCGCCACCAGCGGGCTGCTGTCCTGGTACTCGCCCCAGGACAGCATCCAGTCCCTGTTCGTCGCGGACGCGCTCGGTGCTGTCCCGGAGAACGTGCCGCTCACCCGCGACGGCGCGCTCCGCATCCCCGCCGTGAAGCGCGCGCACGACATCATCTGCAGCGTCATCGCCGACATGCCCTGGTTCCAAGCTGACGAGAACGGGCGCACCTCTGATCAGCCGAAGTGGTTGACCACCACCTCCACCGGCATCCCACCCCGCGACCTCCGATGGGCGGTCGCCTCCGACCTGTTCATGGGCGGCTGGGCCGTCATCGGTTTCCAGCGCAACGGTGCCGAGATCGTCGACGCGCTGCATATCCCCGCCGGGATGTGGACGATCAAGGACGGTGCGCTAGAGGTGTCGACCAAGATCGACGCGAGGTACCGCCAGCTCGTCGTCCCGATCCGTCTCGGGTACGGGTCAAATGGGATGCTCGTCGACGCGGGCGACGACATCAAGGACGCCGCCACGATCCGCTCCGCCTACCGCGACCGCATCGAGAACCCGATCGCGCTGACGATGCTGACGGTCGCCGCCGAGCAGTGGGCCGGGTGGTCGCGTGAGGAGCGCGAGGAGTTCCGTCAGATGTTCATGGTCGCTCGCTCGGCCAAGGGTGGAGCGACCGGCATGAAGCCCGACTGGGTGACCGTCGACACGACCGCCGGCCAGCTCCCCACCGACCTGTTCGAGTCCGGGCGCAACGGCAACCGGCTCGACCTCGCCAACCACGCCGGACTCCCGGCATCGATGCTGGAGGCCGTCCGCCAGGGCGGCTCGGGCGGCGGCACCGAGATGCGCTACACGGGCGTCCAGAACGGCGCGCAGCGCAACGAGGTCTGGGACTTCGGCGTCGCGAAGTACGCATCCGCCATCACTGGCCGTCTCTCGCTCGACGACGTGTGCCCTTCCGGGCTGTCGATCCGTGTCGACTCGTCCGCGTTCCTGACCGCTCCCAACCCTCCCGACCAGCTGACCAGTGAGGACTGAACATGACTGAACCGAAGACCACGCGCGTCGTGGTCATTCCCACCACCGAGATTCTCGCCAACGTCGATGAGCGCACCATCACCGGATGCCTCATCCCGTTCGGCGAAGTCGGCATGACCAACGCCGGACCCATCATCGTCGAGGCCGGACACGTCGAGATCCCTACGGACCCCGTGGTGGTTGGCCTCAATCTTGACCATGGCGGACCCCGCAACGGTCTCGGCCCCGCGCGCAAGGTCTGGGAGGAACCGCAGGGCATCATGGCGACCTTCTCTGTCGCCAAGACGCCCGCCGGTGACGCCGCCCTCGCCGACGCACAAGACCCCAACGGCAAGCGCCGGGCGCTCTCCGGTGAGTTCGACATCGTGCTCGGTGCCTTCGACGCCTCCGCGAACGCTCGCCGCTCGATGCCCGGCGGCGTCCTCTGGGGTGGCGCGCTCGTGGAGCGCGGGGCGTTCCCGTCCGCTCGCGTGCTCGCCGAGCTGGCCGAGGCCGTGCCGAGCGAGTTTGAGGCCCCCGAGCGCGCGAGCAGCTCCCGATACGTCAGCGAGTTCACCGACGAGGACGGCGCGACGTGGCGTCGAGTCGAGGAGAACGTCAGCACGACCACCGTCACCAAGGTGACGGACGACACCGAAGCCGACCCGGCCGAGGGCACCGAAGAGGAAGGGTCCACCGTGACCGAGCAGGAAACCGTCCAGGCCGGGTACGTTCCCGGCACCATGATCGAGGGCGGCGCGGCGGTGCTCGCTGGCCGTCTCCCCGACCTGAACACCATCATGGCTGCGCTCGTCGACGTCAAGACGCACAAGGGCAAGGCCGCGCAGTCGTCGGTCGAGGTGCTCGCTGCGCTCTCCGACCTCACGCTGACCGGTGCGGGATCGCTGCCCGGCGCAGCGCTCCAGCCCAACTGGATGGGGCTCATCGCGGAGGGCGTGCCCTACGTGCAGGAGTACATCACCCTGTTCAACCCCGGCTCCGAGATCTACGCCGGTGGCAAGAAGGGTTACAAGCTCCGCCGCGGCACCGCGGCCGCGCCTCTCACCGCGCCGCTCGACGGCACCTGGGCGGGCAACAAGACGCCAGTCAAGTCCTACCAGGGCTTCACCGAGTCGCACGCCTCTGTGCTCGACCGGTGGGCCATCGCCGAGGACATCGGTCGCGAGTTCTACGACCTGCCCGGCGGCATGGAATTCGTGCTCGCCTTCCTCCAGTTCCTCCAGGAGGACTACCTCATCTGGCAGGACGAGCTGGCCCTGGCATACGCCGTCGCCGCCGCCGGTGCGCCCATCGCACCCAATTCGCCCGCGCTCCCGGCCAACTATCCGACCGCGCTCAAGCACCTCATCCAGGGCATCCTCGCCGTCAAGCGCCGCAAGGCAGACGGACGCCGGGACACCCCGACGTTCGCCGTGGTCAACGACATCGACTTCGAGGAGCTGATCTACGCCGCTGGCGGCGAGCAGAACCTGCCCGCGTTCGTCAACGTCTCGCTCTCGACTGCTGGCAACGGCACCGTCGACGGCAACGTGCAGGTCGTGAACGGTGACATCGGCATCGAGGACACCGGCGCCGTCCTTGTCGGCGCGTCCTACGCGATCGACTTCGACCGCCCCGCCGGTGGACTCCTCGAGGTCGAGGCGCTCGACCTCGCTCGCGGTGGCGTCGACAAGGGCGTGCACGGCTACCTCCAGACGTTCGTGAAGCGGCCCGAGGCGCTCGTCCTCGTCGGCACCGCGGACGTGTGAGCACAGGCGGGAGCGTAGGTCATGGTCACCTGGTACAGCGCCGAGGACGGTGAGGCGCAGGATCGTCTCGTCGCGGCGTGGCGTGATGCGCCGATCGAGAACGTGGAGGTGTGCCAGTTCATCCTGGACGCCGCCAAGGACCAGGTGATCGCCTACGCTCCCGCACTGCCCGTCCCGGTCGAGGGCCAGCCGGTCCCGGACCCGCCGTCGCGGTATGTGTACGCGCAGCTCCAGCAGGCGAAGAATCTGCTGATGGCTGGCAGCGTCGCCCGCGGCGGCGAGTACGGCGACGGCGAGTTCTCATATGAGCCGCGCCCGCTCGACAAGGCGATCAAGAACCTGATCCGCCCGATCGACGGGAAGCCTCATGCCCTCTGACCGCACCCTCCGCTCCTGGTTCTCCGGGCAGATCAAGCCGCTGCTCCCTGAGAGCTGGCGGTACATCCCCAACCAAGACACCCCTGCCACCATCACCGTCACCACGGTGGTGTACAAGCTGCTGGAGATCGAGCCTCTGCCCGAAGCTCCCATCGGCGCGAACCGCAACACCATCGTCCTCACCGTGCTGTCCCCGCACGAGGACGACGTGAAGGCCGAGGATGCGCTGGACAACGAAGTCATCGACCTGATGACCGCTCTCGACGGTCACGGCCAGGTGTCGTGGACCGGGGCCAAGAAGGTCCGCGACCCCAAGACCGATCGTCTCGCCTGGGACATCACCGTCACCGTCATCACCACACGAAGCAAGAGGAGCTAGATCATGGCCGAGATCGCCATCAAGCCGTTCATCATGCGCGACTGCCTGTTCCAGGTGGAAGCCGACAACTACGAAGGCCACGTCTCGCAGGTCGAGTTCGTGCCGTCCCCGGTGCTCGCATCGTGGAAGGGACTCAAGCCCGGCGCCGTGCACCAGTTCGCGGGCCTCGCCACCTGGGTCTCCAACCTCGCCCTCGCGCAGGACTGGGAGACCGCCGACTCGCTGAGCCGCTACCTGCACGAGCACGAAGGCGAGGAGATCGACGTGATCTTCCAGCCCGTCAACGGCGGCACTCCCGTCACCGCGAAGATCATCGTGGTGCCCGGCTCGATCGGCGGCACCGTCGACGGCGTGGCCACCTCGTCCGTGTCCTGCCCGGTCAACGGCAAGCCCGAGCTGGGCGCTGTCGCCTGACATGTCTCGCATCTCCCTACTCGTCTCGCGTGACCTGGCCGTCCTCGTCCAGGCCGCGACATCCCTCCCGCGCGAGGTCGCTTCACAACTGCGCGCCCAGACGCGCCGTGTCGTCGAGCCCGCGTTCCAGGAGGAGATGCGCGAGCGAGTAGGGACGAAGCTGGAGGCGCGGGCGCTGCTCGGCACCGCCCGCGTCTCCGTGTCAGATTCCAACGTCACCCTCAAGACCGCCACCGTGGGGCGCGTTCGCGGAGTCCCCGCGGGTGTCCTCGCCGGTGGTGCTGAGTTCGGCGCATCCCCGGATCGACCGGTGGCTTCGCGCTCCCGCAAGGGCAAGCCCTACAAGCGCCGCCTCGGGCCGGTGTTCCGCGCACCCCGCCGCCGCGGTCATGTGTTCTTCCCCGCCGTTCAGGCGCTCATCCCGCGCGCCGGTGCGCTCTGGTTCCAGACCGCATACCGCACCACCGCGGAGCACTTCGAGAAGGCGGCACGCTGATGGCCGGGGGCTACACGGTAGGCATCGCCTCTGAAACGAAGGCGTTCAAACAGGGCATTGAGTCCGGCGTGATCGAGCCGCTGGAGGACGCGCAGAAGGAACTGCTGGAGCTCGGCAAGAGCCGCGGCCCCGAGCAGCTCGAGCGCGCTCTGAAAGACGCGGAGAAGGCCACTGAAACTCTCAAAGACGAGACGAAGGACACCGCTCGCGCGATCGAGCAGGAGTTCCGAGACAGCTACCGCAAAGTCAAGAGCTCGTCTGATGACGGTATGGGGCACGCGAAAGAAGGCGTCCAGGACTTCAAGGACGAGGCGCAGCAGTCGGCCCGAGAGACCGCCGCGTCTTTCGATGGTTCCTTCGAATCGATCGCCGACCTTGCTCAGGAGGTGGCCGCGAACGCGTTCGCGGGCTTCGGGCCCGCCGGCGCCGCGGCTGGTGTCGCCGTCGCGCTCGGGCTTGGTGTCGCGGTTGACCAGTTCAACAAGATCGACGAGGCATCCAAGGACGCGCTGCAATCAGCGTACGACTACGCCTACGGGATCGGTGCTGCGTTCGACGCGGCCGACAAGGTGCGCGCCGTCGAGAACTGGACAAGCGACCAGGAGAAGTTCAAACAGGTTCTGGACCTGACTGTTGCTTCGGGGTGGGATCAGGTCGATGTGATCGACGCGCTCGTAGACGGCGGTGACGACCTCGACCGGCTCACGCGGGCATACGCCGACGGTGCCAACGCGGCCGGTCTCACAGTCGGGCGGATGCAGGAACTCGATGCGATCCTGCCCTCGATTCAAAAGGGGCTCGACAACGGGGCCAGCGCCGCACAAGCGCAAGCGGAATACCTGTACAAGCTCGCTCAAGAAGCGGGCGTGGCCACCGGCGAGGTGGACGCTCTAGGAAACGTCATCGTGAAGCTCCCCGGTGATGTCGAGGTCGCGGTAAGCGCCGACACTGCCACTGCGACGACTGACATTCAGAGGGTTGGAGACGCTGCCAACAGCGTTCCAGATGCGGCGATCAATGCCTATGTCAATGGTGTGAATCAGGTGCGCGTGGATCTCGATGCGCTGACCAAGCCGCGCACGGTGTCGATCACCGCGAAGCTCAACGAAGCGTTCGCGCAGAACATGGGGTTGTGGAAATGACCACCATCAGCCACAGCAGCGGCGTGATCACCCCTACTGTTGTCGACGGCTATCGGGCCACGCGCACGCCGCGGACGATCTTGCACGAGATTCTTGGTCGCGAGGACGACAGCGTGACGTTCCGCCCTGCCTCGCTCCGCAAGGGCACCTTGAGTCTCGTGTTCGCGTCCGAGGCCGCCGCGCGTACTGCCGCGGAGATCCTCGCGATCCCGCAGGTTCTTACCCTGTCCGACCCTGACATCACCATTGCGATGACGTTCGTCGTCGCGGATGGCGATTTCGGAATCGAACTCGACGATCAGACCCGCGGTGTGTGGATCTTGAGCGTGCCGTTTCGGGAGATCACCCCGTGAGCGCGACTAGCACGCACGCCTACAGCGCGTTCCTCATCGGCACCCCGGACGTGGAGCTGTCGCTGATCGGTGGAGGCGTGTCGCTGGATGCGGGCCGGTGGCCGCACGTGCAGGCCTCAATCCGGGTGGTTGCCGACCCGATGACGCTGGATGCTCTGGATCCGCGTTCTGACCCTCGCGTGCGCCTCGTGGTGCACGCGGTGACTCCGTCCGGCGTGCAGGATCGCACGTTCAATCTCGGCATCCGTGACCGGGCTGTGTCGCAGTCGGGCGCGATCGTCACCCTGGAGCTCGCGTCGGATGAGAAGTTGCTCGCTGACTTCCGTCCCCTGGTGGACGACGTGGCCCCCATCGGCTATCAGTCGTCGCTCCGGGCGATTGTGAACTACGTGCTCGGGAAGGTAATCCCCGGCGCCGCTCTGCAGGCGAGCCCGTCGCACGACGGCGACATGACGACCTACACGGACGCGGAGAACAACTTCCGTGACCCGCGGCTGGCCGGCTCCTACATCGGTGCCGGGTGCACGGTCGCCCGTGATGCAGTCTGGCCGGGCATCGTGGACGGCGTGCAGCACTACGCGATGTGGCTGCACACCCCAACTTCTTCCGACTCCTACGGGTATCTGCTCGGGCCGGGGAGCATGAACGGGATGCAGGTCGGGGAGACGTGGATCATCTCGGCGACCGGGCGCGTGAACATCGCGCAGGGCGGCACGATCGGACCCCGTGCTCGCAAGCTCGTCGTCTTCATGGACGTGGGCGGCTACATCGAAATGCAGTCGCTCGCCCTCCCGACTTCCGGCATCGCCCGCAGGTCGCTCGAGTTCACGATCCCGCAGGGATGCCGCGAGGTCTTCATCCGCGCGTATCACGGCGCGACCTCCGGGGAAGTGCAGTGGTCGCGTGTGCGGCTGGCCCGCAAGTCCACGCAGCCGGGCGTGGATGACACCGAGTACTTCTGGGGCGGGAAGGCCGACACTGCCACCTATGACTACTCGTGGTCGGGTGACCCGGACGTGTCCGTCTCGAAGCGGCGCGCGGTGATCGATCGCAAGCCCGAGCTGCTCGCGTGGCGGGCCGGGCGCAGCGCTATCGACTTCCTGCACCCGCTCGTGCAGGTCCACGGGCTCCGCCTCGTCTGCGACGAGCAGCGCCGGTGGACGCTCCGCGACGAGAACTACACGGCCCCGGACTCCCTCGCGATCCGCTATGCCGTGAACCTCATCGACGGCGACGACAAGATCAGCCGCGACGACGACACCTGGTGCGACGCGGCGATCATCCGCTACCGGTGGCGGGACTACCAAGGCGTGCAGCAAGAGCGCCTGGACACGTTCGCCGAACCGGGCGCGACACGCACCGTCGAGATGATCAAGGAAACCCCGTGGCCCGGTGCCGGGTTCGCCGAGTACTTCGTCCGTCGCGCGCAGCAGCGCGGCCGCGAGGTGTCCGCCACCGTCATCAGCGACTGGCGCGCGAACGCCGAGCAGCCGATCAGTGTCGTGCTCAACGGCGCACCGACACAGGTCGGCACCACACAGTCCGTCGCGTTCAACTTCGACGACGACAGCATGACCGTCACCACCCGCACGACTGACACCCCGTTCGGTGCGATCGACCTCCTCACCGGCACGATCGACGGCCTCACCGGCACGATCGACGCCCTCTAGAAAGGACACCCTCATGGCCATCGGAGACGACGCACTCGCTGCAGGAATGCGACTCACGCCCGGCACCGTCCTGGCGAGCACCATCGATTCCGAGATCAACCGCGCCCTCGACTACATCGCGCAGAAGACATCCGCGGTGATGCCCGTCGCGAAGGGCGGCACCGGCGCGACCACCGCAGCCGGCGCGCGCGACAACCTCGGTGCATCGAACAAGGCATCCACCACCGTCGCCGGCTCCGCGGTCGGCGCCGCCGGTCACGGGCTCGTCGCCGTCGAAGAGTCCACCCAGACGCTCAAGCGCGTCACCGGGGCACTGAACCCCGAGTACATTCCGTCGACCCTCCCGGGGAACCGCGTGATCAGTGGAGGCCTCACGGTCGGCTCTGACATCGCGATCGGCAACGGCGCGGAGATCGTAGGAAGCGCTGTTGTTCGCGGTCACCTCTACGTGCCGAACGCGACCAACGTCGTGAGCGGCTACTACATCGCGTACATCAACTCGGACGGACGACTCGGACGGTCGCCGTCGTCGGAGCGGTACAAGAAGCACATCAGCGCCATCGACCCCGACACGCTCGGCGACGTGTGGCCCGTGCTCACCCGCTACCAGATGCGCCAGGGCGACGGGTCATGGAAGTACGGCTACATCGCCGACCGGATGGCCGAGCATCCCGACCAGGAACCGTTCGTGGTCTACGACCTCGATGGACGCCCCGACAGCATCGACCACATCGCCCTTCTCATGGTCCAGAACGCGCAGCTCCATCAGGCCGTGCAGATCCTCGCTGATCGCATCATCGCGCTGGAGGAGAGGCTGTGAGCTCCCTCGACATCATCGAGCTTCCCGGCCAGCCGGGGAAGTACGGTCGCCGGGCGCTCGTCGAGGCATGGCAGGCCGCAGGCTCCCCGCCCGTGAACAATAACGGCGCCGGTCGCCTCTATAGCGTGCAGAAGTACTTCTGGGACGGATGGGCCGCACGGCTCCCCGGCTTCAACCCCGCCGACAACCCCGACGACGAGTCCCAGCGCCTCGCTCACGTCCGCTTCGGTGCGCTCGACATCGACCCCACCCCGGAACGTGTGCGCCGACTCGCCGCCGCGGGCCTCATCCGCCCCTACCCGTATGAGCTGTGGCACTGGGAGCTCCCCAACATTCGGCAGTACGGCATCGTCCGCGCCCTGCCCACCGCACCCGCACCGAAACCCGCACCCCCGATTAGGAGACCCAGCATGATTCACGCGGCATATCGAACCAGCGACGGATCGATCATCATCCAGGACAAGTCCGAGGGACCGCTCCGCGGCGTCGGCGGCCCCGAGTGGCGCGGCATCCTCGCCGCCAACCCCGGCATCTCCGCCGCCGGCATCACCAACGGTGAACGGGACAAGCTGTCCACCCAGTACGGCATCAGCTGGCCGAAGTGATCCCGGACGCTGTGACGCTCGCGATCCTCGCGTTCGTCGGTCTCGTGCTCGCGGCGCTGATCGCGGGCGGGATCACCCTCTCCGTCAACCTCACCAAGTGGCACGCCCAGAACCAGCGCCTGTGGTTCTGGAACCGGCAGCTCGTCGATCACATCTACCGCGGCAACCCGCCGCCTCCTCCGGCCCCACCTGCCGACCTCTTCGATTGAAAGGACATGACTATGACCACTCCTCAGACCCGCGCCGAGCAGCGCGCCGCACTCATCGCCGCTGGAGCCATCCAGGACGACGGCCCCGAGGTCACCTACTTCGAGACTGACCTCGGCTACGAACCCACCGTGCCCGTGAGCGTCCGTGACGGCGTGTACTGGGTGACGCTCGCCACGGCGGCCACCTCCGCTCTCGCATCTGGCATCGCCGGAATCTGGTTCCCCGATATCGCCGGCCAAGTCCTCGCCACCGGAGGCGTGGCAACCACCGTCATGGGCATCATCGGCGGCGGCGTCGGAGTCGTCTACCGCCCCGGTGTGCAGCGTTAGTTGTCGAGGGCGCAGGCTTTCGTGGCTTCACGCATGCCTTCCATAGTGAAGCCTTCGATCTCGTCGGCGGTCTTCTCGAGCGGGTAGCCGTGTGCTTCCATGCACGCGGCTACCCGCTCTTCCTCGGTGGGAGCATTCATCGAGTTCAGGATCAGAACGCCGACTACGACGAGGGCGGCTAGCAGAACCGCGATGGTTGATCCGACAATGACGATCGTGCGGTTCAGCTTCATGCCGCGATCTTAGCGGCACCCCTCCCGGAGCGCTCGGGAACCGAGCGAGTCTCCAGCGTGGCGATGCCGGCCGACTTGCGACTCTCGCTCACGCCGGTGTAGATCTGCGTCGTCGAGAGGTTCTCGTGCACGAGCAGCTCCTGCACGACGCGGATGTCCACTCCCTGCTCCACGAGGTCGGTTCCGAAGGCGTGGCGGAGTGAGTGCGGCGTGAGCTTTGGATCGGTGATTCCGGCGCGGACCTTCGCCTTCGTGATGAGGTCGGTGACTGATGTCGAGCGCACATGTCCACCCGAGCCGTCGCGAGCCGGGAACCAGTAGCCATCTGCCGGCATCGTCGTGGACAGCTCGGCGATGACCTCGTGCAGCGGGAGCCTCACGGCCTTGTTGCCCTTCACGACGGTGCCGATGGTCATGCTGGCCAGGTCGATGTCGTGGCCGTGCACGCGCGCGATCGACGACACGCGGAACCCCTGGTAGTAGCCGACGAGTATCATCGCGCGAGTGCGGGAGTAGGCGCCCGAGTTCAGCATCGCGTCGATCTGCTCGCGCGTGAACGGACGTGGCTTTCCCTTCGGTACGCGCACGACGGGGAGCTTGGTCGAAGGGTTGTCGGCGCGGATCCCCTCGTCGTGGAGGAAGGTGTAGAAGGCAATCAGTGCGCCGCGCTCGGTGCGGCGTGTGCCGGGGCTCACGTCCTCGTCGCGCCCGATGTAGCGGCGAAGGGTGAACACGTCGCAATCGACCAGCGTGCCGGTCTTCCGTGCGAAGGTGGTGAGGATGCTCCGCCGGTTGCGGATGGTCGTCACTGCGAGGTTCTGTGCTCGCTGGTAGTCGACGAACATCTCCAGCGCGGTGGTGTCTTGGAACTGCATGGTTACTCCCTCGGTAGAGGCCCCCTCTGAGCCTGTGATCTGACCGTATGGATTCACGAGAATGTGCCGCGACGACCGACGCGCCCAGGAATCGCGGCGATTCACTGAGCGCGTCGTTCACGCGGGCGTGTGGCGGCTACGGTGTAGCGCCTATAGGGCGCGTCGGTCCACTGGCAGCACGCGCCACGCTTCGACGAACGCTCGCTTCTCCCCGTCTGTTGGGGCGCTGGCCTGCTGGTCGATGTGGTTCTGAAGCTCCACGAGGCGGCGCTTTAGGATCGAGAGACGCACGGCGGGCATGTTGGTGCGATCCATGGCCACCTCGATCATCTCGGACAGCGCGGCTTCCACCACGTCGGCGCTCACGAAGCGCGTCACGATGCGTTCCGCAGCGTGCGGATGTCGGTGACGGGTGCCAACCGCTGTGACTCCACCGTGGATGTCGTCGGTTCGATCCCGGCAGGGCCCACACC